CAAGACTCTTAATTACTCAGCAAGTGCTGCAACGGCATCAGCTTTATTATCTTCAAATGTATTCTTTGGCCCAACAGTTCAAGATACAAGTTATCATTTAAATATCCGACAAGTATCTGCTTCTGCAAATACTCAAGGCACTGTAGTAAGAACACTTGCAACTAATTTAAACAATAATTGGGTTGTACTAGATAGAATTGCAATAAAAGAAGATAGTGGTCTTCCAAATTACAATAAGATTATTAAGGCTAGATTAAAAACAACATCACCATTTTATACATATTCTAATGGTGGGGCTGGTAGTGCACAATTTAATATTTATGTATTTACTTCAGCACCTAAAAACGGTAAAACATTTGACACAATGCTTACAGCAGATTTGCCAGATGCAGAACTTTTATATACAACAAGATCATCCGATGACGCAAATAATCAAAGTGGTGCAGAAGACTTAACTCCAGCGTTTGCTGATTCAAGAGCTAGAACTTACGGCATCATGATTGAATTAAGTCAATACCAGCCTGGTGGAACAACGTGGGCAAATAATTTTGATGGCGGATTTAACTGGGCGGCAAGCAACGTAAATGAATTTGCAACACAATGGCTTGAAGTTTTAACAACTGATTTTATCAATAAAAATATTAATGCTGATATTATGACTGCTAATGCCACAATGACTGCGGCAACTGTAGATACTCAAACTTATGTTAATTATTCAGCTACAGCATTAACAGTATCTGGATTAATTGTAGATCCACAAGTTGGATTAAGCGTAGATACAAATGCTGCTCTATTAACTGCTTCTGGACTAGCAGTACAGCCATCGTTTGCTAGAACTGTAGCATACCCTCACGAACATGCTGAAGCATTTGGACAATTACAACCAGCATATCCATACATAGTAATGAATGCAATGGTTAATGCTGCACCAATGACTCAAACAGCAACTCTTCACATGCCTGGTGGATCATTTAGCGGAACATTAATAGTTGGACATTTTGAAGCGTCTGCAACAATGGTAATGCCAGCATTTAGACTTGATGACGGATTTAATGTAACTGGAAATGTTTTAACGGCATCTGCAGAAATGATTCAGCCTTCAACAGAATCTCAATTGCTAGGTATTGTTTTTGCAGAACCTATGGTTGCAAAACGTGCAGATATAGTTACTCCTCCAGCATATGTCAGCCTTTCTTCAGATAAATGGTGGGCTAGATTATATGCTCAGCATGGAATTAGACACGGAGAACGTTGGAAGACTAGCAATTTGCCAGGAGACGGTAGTTCTTCGGCATATGCATTCTTAAAGCTATTTAATGATGTTTCTGTAGATCAAGTTTGGCCTACAAACAATGTGGCTCCAAAATTAGCAAACCAAGCTATTTGGGCTATGATTCAAGATTACCCAACTACAGCATCTACAGATGCATATAATGTTACTTACGCAACAATGTATCAGCCAACATTTACAAAGGTTGAGCCAAGACTTGTTACTGGAACATTTGATCCTTATGGAAGAAAATCTGTTAAATTCCAAAACGTTGAGTATAGCGTTGCAGAAAATCAATATACAGCAGATAGACCATATTCTCTTGAATTTTCTATTAAAACAACTAAATCTAATCAGGTTATAGCAAGTGGTAACTGGTATAGCTTCCTATATTATGGATCACGCATTGGTTCTATTGGATTAAAAGATGGAAAGCTATTTGGTGGAGTTTGGTCAGGAGCTTCAAAGGTTCCATTCCCAGGTTATAACGACTCAGATATATCTAGTGAGGTTTTATATGGCCGTCAAAGAATTGATGATGGTCAATGGCACCACATTGTAATTCAATGGGGATTTGATGATCGTGTTCAATATTGGATTGATGGACAACTAGATATTCAAACAATTGGCGGAGCTGGACCTAAGATGCGTCCATACAAGTTTGGATATAATAGCGATGACGTAAAACTATATTCAGATTTTGAAACATCTGCTTGGTCATATGACGCAGCAATGTTTGTTGGTTATAGAGATCTATTATTAAATTCTTATGCATATATTGACTATGACCCAATTAAACCAGAACCGTTCTATGCAAGTATGCTTGCAACTCAAGACAACAAAGCAAGAGGTAACCGTGGTCGTGCATTAATGCTTTACTGGTGGCCAACAATATTTGGACAAAACGGATATGGCGGAGTCGGATATACTGGCGTTCCTTGGATGTATCCTCGTGGTGCACATTCATATGATCAGGGCGTTGGAGGATTGTGGGATTATGATAGTGGACTTCCATTTAGCACATGGGACTTTAAACAAGATCATCCTCAAAGATGGTATGACTGGGATATATTCCCAGTAGATATCACTGGTAGATATGTTTCTGAAGTTGTTAAGCCAGAAGCTTACGGCGGAGAAAAAAATATTAAAGAAATTACTTATGCTGGATATGACACATACCCTATTTCAACTCCAGACTGGAGAAAGGGTAAAGAAAATACAAGAGGAACATTTAGAGATCCAATTACTGATGCTCCAAGATATATTGATATATTAAATGATATTGATTTATCTCAATTTGATATGATCATATTTAGAAACTACCCAAATCAATCAAGAGAACAAGATGCATATTCAAAATCTGAAATTTATGATCAATATTTTGGTGGCCAAGAAAAAGAATTGTATGAAAAATTCTTAAAGAGTTTAAGATCTGCTGTAGATACTGGTATATCTTTATTCATTAATGACTATCAACTTGCAATTGATTTTGGTATCATTGATCGTGTAGAAGCTGTTGATCTTCTAATTGATCCTGGCGCAGCTAGTGATCCTCATGCTCCAACAGTTGTTCCTACAGCTGCAGCTAGTTTACCTACAACAAACGGAACATACTTTAGATGGGACGATACATTCTTTAATAATAAACATAGAATTATCACTACATTTGAAGGAATAACTGATACAAAGAAAATAGCATTTTGGTCAGATAATGCACTTCATCAAAATGACGGATTGCGTAAATTTGAAGGAACAGATAGATATTATGAAGCTGTTGTTCATAGACCAAATGGATACCAAATTGGCGACGAAATGTTGATTCCAGGCCAAAGAAAAGCTGGAACTCTTGCTAAAGGAGGATTATGGCAAGGTGTTCCTCTGTCTGCAGTAAAAGCTGGAACAGCAATATCTACGTTCTCACAAAATTATTGGAGAGGTAATGAGTCTGTTCCAAACCCATATAGAAATTACGCTACCTTTATTGCAGTAAAGCCTGGAGATAGTGTTAACGGGAAACAAATTGGCGGTAAGGTTATTGTGTCTTTGGTAGAACATCCAGGGGATTTGGATAACTATAAGGCTGTAGATTTAAATACAGATTATTGGATTAATCTTGCATATAATGAAGGATTAATTACTTTAGCCAAAAAGAATGCTTTGTTAGTAGATCCAAAAAACCGTAACAGAATAAAAGAACTTGATGGAAATCAAGCAAAATTTGACAGAGATTCTTATTGGACACACGATGATACATATATTAAAACTGGCTACAGAACAATTAGACCAGCAGAAAATGTACCTGGTGATCAATATATTGGTGGTGCTGAAAAGGATCAAAATGCTCCCGCTACAAATGCAGCTCTTCAACAACTATTGGCAACATTCCAAAGCATAGCTGGTTGGAGTAATGCGCCATGGTTTATGCCAACATTTAGTTATGACATGGATACAATTACAGTATTCACTCCAACATTAACGCATCTTGGTATTACTTGGCTATCAGATAGAACATTTATTACTGGTTTAAAGGTGCCTCAAGAGAACTCAGCAACATCAAATGCCGAACTTTTGCATCCAACAGTAAGCGTTCAAAAGTTTAAAGTCACTAACGTGCAGGCAATGCTTGCAAATGCTAGAATTACTGAGACTGGAATACAGGGTCCTGACACCATAGTTCCAGCACTTCCATTTGAAATATATGGAATTATGACCAGTCCAGTTACTTTAATAAAAGCTGCTCCTATGGAAGTAGCCGCAGTATTAAAGACAAATGTATCAATATATACAACATCGTCAGATGAAGTAATATTGTATCTAAATCACGTAGACCCTATATTATACCTAAGAGAGGAAATCATTAAATGATTAGTCAATATTGGATAAATCAGATACCAGCCAGACCTCTTGTAATGCAAGTAAAAAATGAGCAAGGCCAAGATTTGGACCTCTCAGCATATACAGACATTTCAATTATTATGATTGGATCTGATAATGAACCGATAAGTTTAAGCGGTTCATCATTAAACACAACATTAGCTAATATTGGTAAGCTTACTTTTTCTTGGCCTACCGATAGAAGTTTATTTAAAAGGGCGGGAGAGTATGTATTACAAGTACAGCTTAAAGCCTCAGATAGATTAGATTTTACAACAACGCACATGATTAGAGTTCGTGAGCTAGGAAGGACTTATAGATAATGTTATCAACAGTTAATAGCGTTAAAGAATATACTGGTATAGAAGCAAGTCTTGAGCTTATAAAAAGAGCACAAGGCATCATTGAAATTTACATCGGCAAAGATGAAATTGATATCGACAACCCTTCAGATCTAATTCTATTAGATAAAATGACAGCGTATCAAACTGCTTATATGCAGGAAAATGAGACACTTGTTTTTAAACAGATTGCTTTAAATAGTTCTTCTGGTGGAGATTCTAATGTAACATTTGACACTAAGCTTGGAGCACCATTTATAGCACCATTAGCAGCTTTAGCGGCAAAAGGTTTATCTTTTAATAAATCAAGAAGTTACAGAACTGGTAAGATATTCCAGAGACTACACCCTTCTTCATGGAGAAATGAATAATGTTACTATCGGCATTTAGAACTGGAAATTATATAGGTCAGGTTTATAGCTATACACAAACTGTAGTCGATAATGTTACTACACCAGTGTATGCAGAACTACCAACAGCTGTAAGAATGAACGTTACAACAAATCTACTTGGAGAATTGCTTATTTTTACTGATGTAAAAATGCAAATAAATACTAAAATTAAATCTATTGTAGATCGTAAAAGCAATCAGATATATACAAATGCTACTTGGTTAGTTATTGAAACCCAACCAGTTTTAAATGCTTTAGGCTTTTCAGAAGGATATAAATACAGGGCTGAACTAATAGACGGAGCAATTTAATGCCAAGAGGTAGACGTGGTGGTGGCGGCGGCGGAGCTGGTTTTACTTGGGACGTTACAGATGTAGCAATTGATTACGTTAAAAAATCAATTAAAGATATGCCTGGAAATAATGGCCAAAGGGTTCTTGTTGAAAAATTAGAGTTTAATGGTTATATGTGGATACGTGTTGAGTTTGACGGCGATGAATTTGACATTAGCTGTATATATGACCTTAAGATAAGATCAAGTCATCCTGAAGCAATAGAAATAATAATTAAAACTGCTTACAATAAGTATCAAGAACTAGGCGAAAGACTAGATGGAGGCGGAGGAGCAGAGCAATTTACTGTTACTGGCCTTCTAGGTTCTTTGACAGATATGCTTAGAAGAGATGCTTACAAATACGCAGCAGAGGAACAATTTTCATGAGTACGTTTAATCTAATATTAACAATAATCGGCGGGATCATAGGAATCCAGGTAGAACTAGTATTGTTGGTTAAATGGCTAACAAAGCATTACCTAAAGGAACTTATTCCAAATTCAGGCACATCTATGAAAGACCAGATCAATAGGCTTGAGGCTAGACAGCATGAGATATATCGTCATTTCATGGACAAAGACAAATAATCATTTGACATAATTCTTTTAGTATTATATAATAGAGTCATGGAGGCAAGACATGAATAACTTTGACTATAATAGGACTATATTTAGCTCTACTTTGTCTACAAATGCCAAGATCACAGGCTTGGCAATAGCAATACATTACAACTGGAAAACCAGGGAAGAATCATATCCTAGCATTAAAACCCTCACAAGGGAAACAGGATTATCTAAGGCTTCTATTCACAGGGCTAAAATTGAGTTAATCTCACAAGGATACTTGGTGTCCCAGAGAAGATTTAACAAAAGCAACCTATATCTCCCACAGATACCAGGTAGTCTCTCTCTGATACATACCCAGTCTCACACAGAAGAACTAAAAGATAATATAAAAGATAACTTAAAAGATAATAATAATACCAAGTCGTCTGAAGACTCCTTGGTTACTTCAGTAATAATTAATTTAAACCAAGAAGAAGTAACAAATACTTCTTTTGAAGATATATGGAAGGTGTTTGAAAATGAAGATGGAAGATATTCCGACAGGGGCGCAGCCGCCGATCACAATAAATCCAGAGCAAGAAGCGGGGCAGGCAAGAAAAGACCAAACAGTAATAGAGGTTCAGCAAAAACTACAGGAGATTTCAGATCACCTGGGGGAAATAATTACAACAATGCAGAACTCCAGCGCTTTGATCAGGAGTTGGATAGAGCAAGATCAGAACAATGGTAGTAAGTAATATCTTGCTTTGTGATGGATGTGGTATTACAATTAAGGAAGAAAACAAATGCCCCAAATGTGGTGGCGAATTAGTTAAAATAGGATGGATACAAAATGGCAAGTAATATTGGTGGAGCTTTATATCGTAAGGAATGTGGCTGCGGTAATCTTGTAGCTTATAAAGGATTAGATGAACAGGGCAGAAAACGCTGGAAGAGTAGATGTATGGCTTGCATGAAACATGGTCAAAGAACCAAAGATGATCATTGCAATAAATGCGGATTTGTGGCTGAAGACCCTATTCAATTAGATGTTGATCATATTGATGGCAATCCATCAAATAATGACCCATCAAATACACAGACCTTATGCGCTAATTGCCATAGATTAAAGACTAAACAGAATATGGATTGGAAAAAGAAAAGTGCGTAAATGTAATAATTGTATGACAGAAAAACCAGTTAGCGAATTTTATAACGCTAACAATAACTCAACAGGCAAACAGTACATGTGTATAGTTTGCTACAAGGCCTATTTTAAGGCCTGGAGAGCCTCTAGGAGCGAAGCAAAGCAGTCAGTTGATGTACAGAGTAAGGTATGCCTAGATTGCAAGGCTGAGAAGCCAATTAGCCAATTTGGTAAAAGATCATCATCTTTGGATAAACACAATAGCTACTGCAAACCTTGCTGGCGGGTTAGAACCAAAGAAGCACAAAAACGTCATCTTGCAAAGGTTAAAAATGCCTAGAAAAGAAAGATCTGATAAAGGACAATCTAGAGATAATTACCAGGGTGTTGAAAGAAAAATACCTAATAACACTGGTAAAAAATATAATACTAAGCCAATAGAACCTAGGGGTAAACAGGATAAAGAACCTAGATTTATAGCAGCCTTCTGGAGATTACACAGCATGGATGAAACTCTTACTTGGAGTGCGGCGGAACTAGAAGAGAAGCTAAACGTATTCTTTGAAGATTATGAAGCCAGACAAATAAAGGCTCACGGACATAGATGGTGGTATCCAGAGAATCTTAAAGGTAGAGTTGTTGACCTAAGATATAACAAATGATATACTAATAATCTGTAGGTAAGAACTCCTATATCTTGCCATATGCTTTTCTTACCTACTTAAATTTAGTACACCTACTAAAACATAGAGGCCCCAAGTTTTCCGCCAATTGCTTGGGGTTTCTTTTTTATATGAGATTAAGGGTATAATAGTACAATAATGCAAGGATGTATTAACTAGTGGATATGAGAGAGTTTATGGTGGATAGAAGAGAGGCTGAGTTTAGCCTTTATCCTTACGCTAAGAACCTAAGATATGGAGCGGATGGATTGGTATCCATGACAATAGAGATATTTAACAATGAAAGATCAGAAGAATTCTCATTTGGATTTATGTGTAGTCCACAATTACGTAGATTTCTAGACAGAACTATAGGAGATGAGGCGGAATGACTCAAAAGTCCAAGATGATAATAGATATCAATAAGCATGGAATAAGAAGAGAAAGATATGCTGCAGGATATGAGACAGTAAAAAGATTAGCTAAGAAGAACAAGAAGAAAGAAGAAAAGAGATAATTTAATATATATATAGGAAACTTTAGAAACGTATGCGTCGTAAAGCGATTTAAAGGCAAATACACAAATATATATATCGATTTGTCGACAATTGGATAACATGTCTCACAATATGGACGCATAAGCGTCTCAATATGTGAGATAAACAAAGGAGAAATGATGCCATATCCACAATTTACGGATGAGCAAGTAACAGAATTTATAGAACAAGCGGCGGAAATGGGAATAGGTCCAGCTATGAGAATGCTTGGATATCCTAAGTCATATCATACTGCTAAGAAATGGCATACACAAAGAAATATAGATATGCCTACTGCAAATACCCTTGCAGTTATAGCAAAACAATTAGACATTTTCTACACAGATAGAGAAAAAGTATTGGCGGCACAGGCAGTAATAGATAGATCAGTAGAGAAGCTATATGAAGATGATCTACTTGCTGAAGATATAAACAAATTGTCTAATGCATTACATAAGGCTATACAGACAATCAATCTAATTGAAGGTAAGTCTACAAACATTAATGAAAATAGATCTAAAGATGGCTCAGATTTAGCAATCATAGATATGCTTAATGAAGCCAAAGCTAGATCTAATTCAATCAAAGATAGCTTAAATGTTACTCATGAGTAACATATATATGCAGACCACCCAAAATAAAATTTAAATAAATTTATTTGTTTTCGCTACTCTAGATAAATTTCTACAGTAAGATTTAATATAAAGGTAAAAGAGGAGTAACTTGAAGAATTTAGCAGAATATTTGGACGATATAAATCCAAAACTTCTTGCAATTCCTGAAGGACGTATAGAACTTACAAAATATGATCCTATGCTCTTTGCTTTGCTGTATTTGCCACATCACTTAAAAAATATGGATGACGAACTTACTCTTTCGGAATTTCACTGGGATCTTGCTGAATATGGAAAGACTTGGATCAATAAGCCAACTGCTCCTAAACAAAATCGTGATGCATTTATTGCACCTAGAGAATGTGGCAAGTCTACTTGGATCTTCTTGATTCTTCCTATGTGGGCCGCCGCCCATGGTCATATTAAATTCGTAGCTGCTTTCTCAGACGCTGCATCTCAGGCTGAGACTCACTTATTAACTTTTAAAAATGAACTGGAGACAAATGAATATCTCAAGACAGATTACCCAGAATTATGCACACCTAAAGTTGTCGGTTCAACTGGGCGTAGCTTGGCAGCAAATGCTTGGCGTATTATTCAAGCAAATGATTTTATCTTTGACGCTAATGGTATTGATACTAACTCTCTGGGTAAGAAAGTATTTGGGCAACGTCCTGATCTCATTATTCTTGACGATATTGAGAAGGGTGAAAAGAATTACTCCGAATATCAGGCAGGTCAACAGCGTAGAACGGTATTTGACGACATTGCTCCTATGAATATCTATGCCCGTATGATTATTGTGGGCACAACAACTATGCCTAACTCTATGATGGATGAATTCAGAAAGTATGCTGAAGGAAATAGAGATCAGGCTTTAGAATGGATTTCAGACCAGAATGTAGACGTTCACTATTATCCAGCCATTATGACAGCAGATGATGGCTCAGAACGCTCTGTATGGCCTGAGAAATGGCCTCTAGAGTGGCTCAATAGCCAAAGACACCTACGTGACTTTGCTAAGAACTACATGAATAAGCCAGTAAACCTTGATGGCAACTTCTGGACATACGAAGATGTAATTATTAAAGAAGGTGAATATGGAAATACCATTATTTCTATTGACCCAGCTGTAACCAAGGGAAAGATTTCTGACTATACTGGCATTGCCGTATTAAGCAGAGGAGAAGATGACAATATCTACGTAAGAGATGCTTTTCAGCTGAAAGTATCTCCGTCAGAGTTATCTGAACGAGTTGCAATACTCGTAGATGTATATGATCCTGGTGTCATATATGTTGAAACCAACCAGGGTGGAGATCTATGGAAGGATGTATTTAAAGATATTCCTGTAAAATATAGATCAATACGACAATCAGTATCAAAGCAGGTACGAGCAGGGAAGGCATTAAATTACTACCAACAAGGTAAGGTATGCCATGTTTCACACTTCCCAGCCCTTGAAGAACAGATGTGGAGCTTTCCAAAAGTAAGCCACGATGACGTTCTTGACGCTGTTGTGTCAGGTATATTGTACTTTTTGGACAATAAGACACCTAAAGTGCTTGCTAAACAATTAAATTACTTAAGGAGATAAAAATGGATTATATTAGACTAGCAATAGACTATATTATTACTAAAAGAGAAGCTTATAATCGCTCTGAGACATATTATGAGGGCACACAGCCAGAACTTTTCTTGAACCAGCGATGGTTTAAACTATTTAAAAACAATACAGGCGATTTCCGCTTTAACTTCAGCAAAACTGTTGTTGATGCGGTTCTAAACAGACTTGAAATCGAACAAGTAGAGTCAGACTCACCTGTAGCAGACGAATACTTCTCAGAATTGCTTGAACAGCCAGATATTCGGATTGATATGAACGAAATTCATAGAAATGCCCTTATTTATGGTGATGCCTACGCAATTGTATGGCCAGATGAGACTGGAAAGATGGCAATTGATTACAACTCACCTCTTTCAACAGTAATTATCTATGACCAAGAGAATCCAAGAAAGAAGCTATTTGCAGCTAAGATGTGGCAATATGCTGATTACAATGTAAAGAAAGTTTATCTTAACCTTTACTTCCCAGACAGAATTGAAAAGTATGAAGGTATGGGAGAAGTAGAATATCTAGGATCAGCTCAAGGAATTAACTTTAATCTATACGATACAGTTCCTAATCCTTGGGGAGAAATTCCTGTATTCCATTTCCGCACACACAAGCCTTATGGCCGTCCAGAACATGCAGACGCATTTGGACCACAAGATGCAATTAACAAATTGATCTCTACCCACATGCTTACTGTAGATTATCAAGGTGCTCCACAGCGCTATGCTCTTGCAAACGGTGGATCTACAGCAGAACTAGATGATTTCTCAGAGGGAGAAACAGCTAGAGAAAATATTGCAGCTCTACAAAATGGTCCAGGACAACTTTGGTACTTACAAGGAGTTACAGCAGTTGGACAATTTGCAGCGGCTGACCCAGATACATTTACAAAGCCAGTTCATGAATTTGTAAACCAAATGGCAGCAATTACATCAACACCAGTACATTATTTCTCAAGCACAGGATATTTGCCATCAGGACAAGCTCTTCGTGTTTCAGAAGCACCTCTTACAAAGAAAATCAAGAATCGCCAAATGTCATTTGAGTCTTCATGGAGAGATTTGTTCTTATTCATGCTTAAGATTGAAGGCATTACAGCAAATATTGATATTGACTGGGCAACAATTGAAACAGTAGACGCTGTAGACAATTGGGATGTAGCAGTTCGTAAGAAGTCAGTAGGAATGCCATTAGAGCAGATCCTTCTTGAACTAGACTATGATCCAGAAATAGCTAAGGTTATTTCTGCAGAAGCTAGCACAGCCAACGCAGCAGTTCAACAGGCACAAAGCTCAACAGAAATCTCATTAAGAGGAACTGGATTAAATACAAACAACCTAGCTCTGCAGCAAGCAGCAGCTGATAATAGTACAGGAGAATAATAAATGGAAGAACAGAATGTCGTAGAAGGTACATCTGACGAAATTCGTGATCCTAAAGCGGTCTTAGATGCTTTAGCAAATGCGAAGGCAGAGGCCAAGAAGTTTAGACTGGAAAAGGAAGCCTTGGAACAACAGATAAATGAATCATCTGCCAAGGCCTCCCAAGTACAGGCTAAATTAATAAATGAAAAAATTAATAAATATCTATCTGAGTTAGGTATTCAGCATGGAGATAAGCTTTTTAAATATATTAAATTAGACACATTATCTTTGACTGAAGACTTTGAGGTGGCAGGTCTTGATGAGCAAGTTGCTACATTAAAGACAGACTTTCCAGAACTATTTGACCCTAGATTTATTGTTGCAGGAAAAGCAGATGCTGGTGTAAGCAATCCAGTAGATACTCCAATGACAGCAAGTGATTTACAGGCTAAATTAGTACTAAAAAGATAGAAAATAAGGTATAATTGTTCTATGCAACTCCAGATGGACATTTGGATTGCGATTAATATATTCGGACGATTATATGTTCAAAATTCAAATTAACCAATTTAAAGGAGATTAACATGGCCGCAGGTCGCACAGATCTCACAGAGAACAATGGCTATATTCCAGAAGAAAAGGGATCCGTTGCTATTCAAGCAACAATCGCTAATTCTGTTGTAGAAGCTTTTGCTCGTCGTGAGAATATGGCATCTCGTACAAAAGGCGTTCCACGCTTCGTATCAGATGCACCAGTAGTTGTTGCAGAAGGCGTAGACATTCCAAATTCAGATACAACTCTGGATGAGATTGTTCTTACAGCTAAGAAGTATGCACAAATTTTCAACATTTCAGAGGAAGATCTTAACGATTCACTCGTAGACACACTTAATACTTACAAGAGAGAGTGGGCATCACTCTGGGCACGTAAGTATGACAATGCTTGCCTTGGCGTAACAGCTGTAGGCGACGGAGATGACGGACAACCGTTCAACTCATTGTATTACACAGTTTCACAGTACAACTCAGCATCAAACCGCATTCAGACAGCTGGAGCGTTGACATTCAACGATATTTCAGATGCTCTTGGTCTTGCTGAATCAAGCAAGTACTTTGATGCTGCTAACACAGTATTTATCGCACACCCAAAGATGCTTTCACACATTCGTAACATGGAAACAACAGGTGGAAACCTAGTTCTTCCAGATCCAATGGGTGCACGTCCAGGATCATTATTTGGATATCCTCTAGTTGTTTCTTACGGAGCTGCTACATCAGCAGCTGCTTCAGCAACACCATCAGGAAACCCACTTCTTATTGTCGGTAACCGCAATATGATGATCAATGGTGTTCGTTCAACAATCGAATCAGCTGTATCTCGTGATGCAGACTTTTCAAAGGATGGAGTTCTTCTTAAGACACGAGTTCGTCGTGGCTTCGCAGTTGCAGCAGCTGAGGCTTTTGCAATCGTTGAGAAGACTTCAGCATAAGGGGGGAAATAGAATATGCCATCAAAACTATACGGCCAGTTTCTAGCTAAGGCCCTAAACAAGGAAGTAGATTGGGATTCAGATTCTATCAAGGTAGGTCTTCTATCATCTTCTTACACACCAAACCAGGATACACATGATTACTATGATGATGTGAACACCTATGAAGTTTCTGGAACTGGCTACACAGCTGGTGGACAGACTCTTGGAAGCAAGACTGTAACTTATGATTCAGCAAACAACGTCATTATTCTTGACGCTGCTGATACAACATGGTCTTCTTCAACAATTACAGCACGTTATGCAGTAATTTACGATGACTCAGGTGCTACAAATGCATCTAAGGCATTAATCGGTTATGTTGATTTTGGTTCAGACCAATCTTCAACTAACGGTAACTTTACAATCACATGGGATGCGACTGGTATTGTTCGTATCACAGTAGCGTAATAGGTTAGCTACATGGACGTAAGAGTAGAAGCGGGACCACTAATGGCAGGTTGCCATATCGTGGAGTCAAAACTAACTGTAGAGACAGTTCTAGATGTTGTCATTTTGTCTCCAGTAGTTTCCCGCTTCTCTCTTGCTCCAGTTATTTCAGTAGGTGGACAAAGCATTTCAACAATTCAACCAGAATTTTTTAAGAAGGAGACTATGGCTGTAGCTTAGGCTCCAGCCATTTTTTATTATGCCAACAGCATTTGAGAACAGAATTGCAACTTTAACAGCACCTATGTGGTGGCTTAAGATGGACACATCTGCATCAGCACTTACTAACTCAGGAAGTTTTGGAGCGCTAGTATCTGGAAATAGGTTAGGTTCAGCTAATGGCGCAGTGTTAACTGCTGGTGGCAAATCAGGGGATTATATAAATTTCCCATATGGAAATAATGCAACAAATGGACAAACATATTTCGCTGTAGATCCATCAACAACTGATTCTGCAGCAATCTTTAACCATTCTCAAAATTGGACATTTGAATTTTTCTTTAAAATACCGCAAACTTATTCAAATAGTAATCCATTTTATATATTCTATATGGGGTCATCTGGATCAGAACAAATTTCAGGATATATAAATCCACCTTTTGTTGCCAACCCTGGAAAATTAACAGTTTTTATGACTGGTACATCTACAAACTTATCTCTTTTATCAACAAATAGACTTGATGATAATGAATGGCACCATGTAGCAATTGTTCATACTGCAAATACTGGAACAGCATTATATGTAGATGGATCTTTAAATCAAAACTTAACACACGCAAGCTTTGGAAATCAATATAAGATCTTTGACAGATATTCAAATCTACTTATTGGATCAGGTAGTGCACCAGCAACACAAGCATTTCTTGGAGGAATAGATGATTTCTTAATTTATGGATATGCGTTAACAGCAGCTCAAGTTTTAGGAAATTATAATTCTGTATCAGCAGTAAACCTTTCTTATACAGCTGCAGTAATGTCAGCATCTAATTCAACATTACCTATGCCAGCAATATCTGCTACAAAAACAATTAATTATGCAGATACAGCTTCTACGGCATCAGCAGACATAGTACATTCTTCTGTCTCAACTACAAGAAATATAGATCTTAATGGTGGAGGAGTATCTACATCTTCCGTTTTAATTGTAGATCCTATAGTTACAACAACAAAAAATATTGAATATTTACATACCACATCTACAGCATCTGCAACATCTCCAAATGCTGTAGTAACAGCTACCAAGACTCTTAATTACTCAGCAAGTGCTGCAACGGCATCAGCTTTATTATCTTCAAATGTATTCTTTGGCCCAACAGTTCAAGATACAAGTTATCATTTAAATATCCGACAAGT